TCGTGAGCGTTACAGCTTTGGCTGGTCTGATCCCCTCGGTATGTGGGGTTCTGCTGGAGCCTAATTAGGCTAATAAAAAGGGGAGCCAAAAACTCCCCTTTTTCATTTATTTGTAGTAAGATTACTTAAACTGGGTGAACCGCCTATCAAACTGCCCCAGCAGACGCATACACGATTGATAGGTTGAACTTTGTATGAAGGACAATTTATTATGGCATTAGCAACTACCTCAGCCGTATGGCGCTCCACTGGTGGAGATCAAACTCGTACAGCAACCGCTGGCTCCATGGTTATGGCAGCTCAGTTCTTTATTTCTAACTGTGCAGCAACCGCAAACGTAACAAACTCTACTGGCACCGAGGCTCTAATTCTCCCCGCTGGCGCTGTTGTTACTGATGTTTCTATTACTGAAACTGGCACAGGTAACATTAACCTAGGGTTTACCCCACTAATTGGTGTTGGTCCAGGACAAACAACATCCCTTGGCACCCCAGTTCCTACTGGATTCTTGATTAACGAAGCTATTACTGCTCGTGTAAACGTTCAAGTTGGTGGCACTGATGGTGGCGCTTCTTTAGGTAACGTAGCTAACGCAACTAACTTAGTTGTTGTAACTACCGCCGCTAACAGCTCTGCTTCTGGCAACTGCTCTGGAATCATTCGTTATTTCGTAGCTGATAATGGCGCAGAAAACGTTTAATTAATCTAGGGGGTTCGCCCCCTGTTTACTTTGGAGATTAATTATGGGTATGCAATATGATGTGTTAGCAGTACATGCGGATGGAGACGTTCAAGCTGTTGTAGGGCCGCTTAGGGTTAAAGCGTATCAATTAGCCCCTGGTGGAACTGCTGGTGAAATTAAGTTTTTTGATACTGCAGCTAATTCCGCTACAGGAACTGAGCGTTTAACACTAAATATCACTACAAATACAGCTGTTATTTCTACACTAATACCTGGTGAGGGTATTCGTTTTACTAATGGTTTGTATTTAGACTTACCAGCTAATGCTGCAATTACAGTATTTTATGGCTAAGAAAAAAGGTGTCTCTCTTGCGGTTGGTCGTGGTGAAAAGCTGCCTGTATCTAAGGGTGCTGGGCTTACCGCCAAAGGTCGTGCTAAGTATAATGCAGCGACTGGTTCTAATCTAAAGGCTCCACAGCCCGAAGGTGGTGCTCGTAAGCGTTCATTCTGCGCCCGTATGTCTGGTATGCCAGGACCAATGAAGGACGAGAATGGGAAGCCTACTAGAAAGGCTGCCTCATTAAAGAGGTGGAAATGCTAAACATGATGGAGCTTTGGACTGGTGGTTTGACCATATTTATGGCATTGATTGGATATATCATGCACGAAAAGTTCAATGAACTGGGTCGTATTAGTATTTTATTAAACAAGACAAGAGAAGAGGTGGCTCGTGATAACGTTACTAAAGCAGAAGTTGATCGGATTATGGAACACATTGATTCAAGGTTTAACAAACTTGAAATCAAAATTGACCAGCTTATTCAAAGGTAAGTAATGCCAAGCACTTCTAAAAAACAACATAATTTTATGGCAGCGGTTGCAAATAACCCAAATTTTGCCAAAAAAACTGGTGTTCCCATGTCTGTTGGCGAGGATTATATGGCAGCAGACAAAGGCAGGACATTCCGTGTTGGAGGCGCAAAAACCTCTAAAAAGGAAGGCATTAATAAACAAAAAACAAACCGTGGCGAAAGGCAATTGCCTAATGCTATGTTAAACAAATACATAGGAAAAAAAGACGGAGGAATTATGAAAGCTGTAGATTCTAAAAAAAATCCAGGACTAGCAAAATTACCAACTGAAGTACGAAATAAAATGGGTTACGCCAAAAACGGAGGAATGATGAAACATAGTGATATGGCTAAAGACATGCCAATGATGAAAAAAGTAGCAAAGAAAGAAGTTAAAGCGCATGAGAAATCAATGCACAAAATGGCTTCTGGTGGCAAAGTAGGTCAACTATCTAAAGCTGACGGCTGCGCTACTAAGGGCAAATCAAAAGGCACAATGGTTAAGATGAACAAAGGCGGAATGTGTTAAATGCCAATTAATCCTATAGACCCTTCTAAAAAGCCTGGTGGTAATGGGAACGAAAAATATACTCCTCCCAAGGAAAAGTTCGGTCCTAGCGAATACGATAAAGCAGCAGAAAAAATAAAGCAGGATAGCGAAAAAGCTAAGGCTGAAGCAAGCAAAATGGCAGAAGAACATAGGGCAAAAACTAAAGCTGAAAGCCCACGCACGTACACGGAAAGATTGCAAGATATGGGCAGATTGCCTAAGCCTAGTGTCGGCAGTGGAAAAAGTGGTGGCGGTGGAGCTGGTGGTGATTTTAGTGGTATGAAGGGTTTAGACAAACCGTTTAAAGCTGGCGGTAAAGTATCTAGCGCTTCTAAACGAGCTGATGGATGTGCCATTAAAGGCAAAACTAAAGGACGAATGGTATGAGACCTTCTCGTGGTATGGGTGCGATTAAACCATCTAAAATGCCTGGTGGAAAAAGAAAAGCTAGGCGTGACGACACCGACTTTACTCAATATGCGGAAGGCGGTAAAGTTGGTTTATATGAAAATATTCATAAAAAGAAAGCACGTATTGCAGCTGGTTCTGGTGAAAAAATGCGTAAGCCTGGGTCTAAGGGTGCGCCTACTAAAGCGGACTTTATTCAATCTGCTAAGACGGCGAAAAAATAATGACTACTACAGGAACCACCGCATTTAACCTAGACATGAACGACCTCATTGAAGAGGCGTTTGAGCGTTGTGGTTTAGAGTTGCGTTCTGGTTATGATTTTAGAACTGCTAGACGGTCTTTAAACCTGCTTACTATTGAATGGGCTAATCGTGGTATTAACCTATGGACAGTAGAGCAAGGGCAGATTGCTATGGTTACTGGACAAGCTATGTACCCTATTCCAGTAGATACAATAGACCTAATGGATATGGTTATCCGTCAATACAACGGTAACTTTGCCAATCAAATTGACATTAACATTAGCCGTATTGCAGAGCCTACTTATATGTCTTTGCCTAATAAATTGGCACAAGGACGTCCTATTCAAGTATGGATTAACCGTCAATCAGGAAATACTGACGCAATACCTACTACCGTGTTGGCAAGCAATACTGGTGGAACAATTAGCGCTACAGCTACTTCTATTAATGTTGCATCGGTAGCAAATCTTTCTACTTCTGGGTTTGTAAAAATTGGAACAGAAACCATTAGCTACCCAAATATTGTAGGTAATACTCTTACAAATTGCGCCCGTGGTCAAAATGGAACTACAGCAGCTGCTCATGCAGACGGCGCAGAAGTAACCGTTCAATACCTGCCGTGCATTAATGTATGGCCTACTCCTAACGCTCCAGGCAATCAATATACGTTTGTTTACTACCGCATGCGTAGAATTCAAGACGCTGGAACTGGCGTTAGAGAACAGGACATTCCTTTCCGTTTTATTCCATGTATGGTAGCTGGATTGGCGTACCAATTAAGCAATAAAATGCCAGGCGTAGATCCAAACAAAATAATGATGCTAAAGGCTGATTATGAACAGCAATTCCAACTAGCGGCTGATGAAGATAGAGAGAAGGCTTCCGTAAGATTCGTTCCAAGGAACTTATTCTATGCCTAGCCAATGGGCCTCTGGCAAACATTCAATTGCCCAATGTGATAGGTGTAATTTTAGATACAAACTAAAGGAACTAAAAACACAAACGGTAAAAACAAAGCCTTTTAAAATTAAGGTTTGCCCTACTTGCTGGGATCCAGATCAGCCGCAGCTGCAGTTGGGTATGTATCCTGTTAATGATCCTCAAGCAGTACGGGAGCCAAGACCTGATAATAGCTATTTACAGTCTGGTAATAGTGGTTTACAAATTGTAAATACTGGCAGTACAGATCCAGATGGATTTGGTTATCCAGAAATGGGTAGTAGAGTAATACAATGGGGTTGGAACCCTGTGGGTGGAAGTAGGGGTCCAGATGCAGGTTTAACCCCAAATGACTTGGTACAACAAGTAATTGTTGGTACAGTAACGGTAACGACAACTTAAGGAGTTGAAAATGTTTAAAAAAGGCGCAGACGGAATTGAAAAAAAAGGTAAAACTGACGTTAAAATTTACCCTAATGATGGTTTAAAAGTAATTGATAATGGTCCAAAATCTAGTAAAAGTAGCTTAAATAAGAACATGAAAGCTATGGGTCGTAATTTGGCTCGTTGTTCTAATCAAAGAGGTCGTTAATCATGGCTAAATATTCTATGAAAAAAGGTGGTAAGGAAGTAGGATCTGCTGAGGTCTATGCTGAACCACATACCATGAGTGGTAAAAAATTATCTAATGTTGAAAGCTCAGTTACTAAAAAAGGTAACGGAGTAAATGACGTTAACATGTCTGTTGCTGGTATTAGCAAAGGTAACTATGCCCCAATGAACCCATATGGAGTTGGTGTAATGCGTGGTTATGGCGCTGCTACCAAAGGTCGCAAAATTAGCGGAAAAATGGGCTAATGAATTACGCTCAGTTAACGCAAGCGATTATTGACTACTCTGAGTCTGATGAGCAGTCTTTTGTAACTAATATTCCTTTGTTTGTCCAGCAATGTGAAGAACGGGTTTATAACGCCGTTCAGATCCCAGCCATTCGTAAGAATCAGACTGGTAACTTTACACAAAGCGACAAGTACCTTGCGTTACCTTCAGACTATTTAGCGTCTTTTTCGATGGCGGTTATTTTGGCTAATGGCAGTCAAGAGTTCCTAATTGACAAGGACGTTAACTTTATTCGTCAGGCATACCCAAGTCCTACAGATGAGGGCGTTCCCCGTTACTACGCCCAGTTTGAGCCGTATACATACATTATTGGTCCGACCCCAGATGCAAACTACAATGTAGAGCTGCATTATTACTATTACCCACAATCTATTGTTACTGCTGGTACTAGTTGGCTGGGCGATAACTTTGAAACCGTCTTGTTATATGGTTCTTTGCGTGAGGCTGTAATCTTCCAAAAGGGAGAACAAGACATGGTTGCCTACTATGAACAAAAGTACCAAGAATCCTTAGCATTGCTCAAAGAATTGGGTGATGGTAAAGATAGACGTAGCGCCTACCGTGATGGACAATTACGATTACCCGTACCAGGACCAGTTAGATAATTTTTAGGAGCAAGAAATGGCAATTACCCAAGGAATGGCTACATCGTTTAAGGTTCAAATCTTAAATGGTCAGCACAATTTTTCAGCAAACACGTTTAAATTAGCTCTGTATACCAGCTCGGCTACTATTAACGAGAATACAACTGCATACTCTACAAGCAACGAAGTAGCTTCTGCTGGTAACTACAGTGCTGGTGGAAATACTTTATCGGTTAGCGTAACCCCAACAAATACTGGAAACGTGGCTTTTATCTCGTTTTCCAATACGTCTTGGGCAAATGCAACGATTACCGCTAACGGCGCTTTGATTTATAACGCTAACTTGGCAAATGCGGCTGTTGCTGTATTGGCTTTTGGTGGTGATAAAACATCGACCAATGGTACATTTGCAGTGAACTTCCCAACTGCTGACGCAACCAACGCAATTATTCGTTTGACCGCTAGTTAAGGAGCTGTAAATGGCTCTGATCTTAAAAGATCGTGTTAAAGAAACCACTGCTGTAACCAGCACAGGTACGGCTACCCTTTTGGGCGCTGTAACTGGCTATCAGTCTTTTTCGGTTATTGGTAACGGAAATACGTGTTATTACACCATTGCTGCGCAGACTGGCTCAGAGTGGGAAGTTGGTATTGGTACATACACTTCGCCAGATCAGTTAAGCCGAGATACTGTTTTATCCTCAAGTAATAGCGGTTCAGTAGTTAACTTTTCTGCTGGAACAAAAGACGTATTTGTAACGCAACCATCGTCAAAAGCCGTTTATACCGATGCAAGTAATATTGTTAATACCTCTGGTAATGCTGCCACAACTGTTACTTTTACTCAGGTTAATACCACAAATTTAGTTGCCAGCTCTGTTACCTTAACGGCTGGAACAATTAGCGCCAATGCTGCTAACGCCACGGATATTACCAATAAAACTTATGTTGATGGACTTTTCTCAACAGGCATTACATACCATTCCCCAGTAAGGGTAGAGTCACCAAACACAGCTGGCAATTTAAACGCTACATACAATCAACCTGGTGGTGCTGGTGTTGGTGTTGGAGCTACATTGACCAATGCAGGGACGCAGGCTGCTCTTGTAATTGATGGTATTACGATGGTGGTAGCTGATCGTGTATTAATTTACAACCAGACCAATGCGTTTGAAAACGGTGTTTATACAGTTACTAACGTAGGTTCTATATCTACTAACTGGGTATTAACCCGTGCAACCGATGCCGATACTTATGGTGTTGGAAACCCAAATAAACTAGGCCAAGGTGACGCATTTTTCGTTACTTCTGGTAATACAGGCGCTGGCGAAACTTATATTTGTAACACCGTAGGTACCATTACCTTTGGCACCACAAACATTACATTTGCTCAGATTAGCTCTGTACAGGTTTATTCCGCTGGTACTGGTTTAAACCTTACCAACTTAGCATTTAGTATTGCTAATACCGCTGTTACTGCAGCGCAATATGGTAACGATGGAGCTGTTGGACAGTTTACGGTTAACGCTCAAGGGCAGTTAACTAACGCTGCTAACGTATCAATTAACGCTTCTAGTATCTCTGTAGGCACTTTAGCCAACGGAAGAACCACAGCCGATTCTGCTAATGGAGCATCAACCATAGTTTTGCGAGACGCTAATGGTTCGTTTAATGCTAACGTAATAACTGCTACAACAGTTAATGCAACTTCTGGTAACTTCACCAACATTACTGGCAACGCCGTAGCTTTAACCGCTATCAATGCCTCTAATATCACTTCTGGTACGTTAGATAACGCTCGTACTACAGGCAACACAGCAAACAGCGCAAGCACCATAGTGCTTAGAGATGCAAACGGCAGCTTCGGATCCAACGTTATTAGTGCTTCTTTGTTTAGTGGTGACGGTTCAGCAATTAATGCTATCAATGCTTCAAATATATCGTCTGGCACAATTGCCAATGCTCGTACTACGGCTGCCTCTGCTAACGGGGCTGCTACGATTGTTCTTCGTGACTCTAGTGGTAGCTTTGATGCCAATACAGTTAACGCTGTATCGCTTATAGGTAACGCTTCTCAAGTAACAGCAATTAATGCCTCTAACATTTCTTCGGGGACTATTGATAATGCAAGAACGACTGCTTCTTCTAGTAACGGCTCTAGTACTATTGTTCTCCGTGATGCAGGTGGGGCGTTCGCTGCTGGGGCAATAACAGGTACATCGTTTACTGGTAACGGTTCTGCTATTACCGCCATTAACGCTTCGGCAATTACCACAGGAACTTTAGATAATGCCAGGACTACTGCTTCTTCTGCCAATGGTGCTTCCACTATTGTTGCTCGTGATGCTAACGGGTCTTTTACTGCTAACGTAGGAACATTTACTTCTATATCAGGTAATGGTGTAGCCCTTACAGCCATTAATGCCAGCAATATTAGTTCTGGAACCATAGACAACGCAAGAACAACTGGCAATACTGCTAACAGCGCAAGTACATTGGTATTAAGAGACGCAAATGGTAACTTTGCTTCTAACGAAATTAGTGGTGAAGAAGTGATTGCTACTAACGGCTTGTTTATAAACAGCTTAACAATATCTTCTAGTTACAGTATTCCATCAAACTCTTCTGCTATGTCGGTTGGGCCTGTCACTTTAGCAAACGGTGTAAGCGTAACTGTGCCATCTGGCGGTCGTTGGGTAGTTCTATAAGGATAAGATATGAGTATCGTTTTAATAGGCTCAACTAGCGGAAGTATTACATTACAAGAACCAGCCGTTGCTGGAACTAATACCATTACACTTCCAGCAAGCACAGGAACTATGGCTTTATATGCAAATCCACAAATAACGGTATATACAAGCGGTAGTGGAACTTATACAACACCAACTGGTGCTAAATTTTTACAAGTTCGCATGGTTGGTGGTGGTGGTGGCGGTGGTTCAACAACTGGTTCTGCTGGCAGTGCTGGTGGTGCTTCTACTTTTGGTTCTGCTTTTTTAACGGCTAATGGTGGTGGCGGCGGTTCAACTGCATCAGGAGGTGTTGCTTCAGGCGGTTCTGCTACTGGTGGCGATATAAATATATCAGGTGGCGAAGGCGGTGCTGGCCCTCAACCAGTACCAGGAAGTTACGCACCTGGTGGTTCTGGGGGAAATTCGGCTTTTGGTGGTGGTGCAGCACAATCACAAGCCGCAGTCGTTGGTACTGCTGGCTCTACTAATAGTGGTGGCGGTGGAAGCGGTGGAAGTGGTGGACCAGGCGGAGGTCTTGGTTCTGCTGGCGGTGGCGGTGCTGGCGGTTACTGTGAAAAACTTATTACATTGCCATCTTCTACTTACGCATACGCAGTAGGTGCTGGTGGTTCCGCTGGATCAGGCGGTACTAATGGCGGTGCTGGCGGCTCAGGAATAATTATTGTTACTGCTTATTTTGGATAAAACTATGGATAAAACTATGAACAAATACGCAATCATTCAAAACGGGTTAGTTATCAATTACATTGAGTACGAAACTCAACCTAAAAACCCACCACCTTCTTTTAAAGAAGGAACAATAGCCGTACTAAACAATAATGTTGGTGTTGGCTATACATACGCTGATGGTGTGTTTACTGAACCAAAACCTTATCCTAGTTGGACATTAGTAAACAATAAATGGGAAGCTCCAACACCCAAGCCACAAGACAACAAACTTTATGTTTGGGACGAAGCTACAACTAGCTGGAAGGGATTAACATAATGGCATCAATTATCACAGCCACAACTACCAATGGACTTGTTAGTTCTGCTGATAACTCAGGTGTATTACAGTTAGCATCGGGTACTGGTAATTTAATTACTGTTCCATCTACTACTGGAACAATGGCTTTATATGCAAATCCACAAATAACTGTTTATACAAGCGGTAGCGGAACTTATACAACCCCTACTGGTACTAAATATTTAACTGTTGAATTAGTTGGTGGCGGTGCTGGTGGTTCTGCAAGTAGCAACGGATCCGCTGGCGGAACTGGAGGAAACACTACATTTTCAACTTTAACTGGGACTGGCGGTACTTCAACTGTCCCAACTGTTGGAGGAACTGGTGGAGCGGCTTCTGGCGGTGATGTAAATATTGCTGGAGGTTCTGCATCAGGTTCATATCAAGCCTTTGAAACATCAGGTGCTTCTTATACTGGCGGTAGTAATGGAGGAGTTTCATATTTTGGAGGTGCTGGCAAAGGGGGTGCTCCAGGTGGTAGCGCAGGTGGTGCGGCAGCTACAAATAGTGGTTCTGGAGGTGGAGGCGGCGCTCAAAATACAACTGCTTATGCTGGTACTGGTGGAGGTGCTGGTGGATATGTTAGAAAACTTATTACCTCTCCTTCAGCTACTTATTCTTATGCGGTGGGTGCTGGGGGTTCTGGTGGAGCGGCTGGTGTAACGGACAGCTTTGCTGGCGGTGCTGGCGGCTCAGGAATAATTATTGTTACTGCTTATTTTGGATAATAAATGTGAAGCACCAACAGCCAAACCAAATGACGGAAAGCTATATATGTGCGATGAAGCTACAACTAATTGGAAGGAATTAACATAATGCCTATCGTATTAGACGGCACAAACGGAATTACATTTCCTAATAGCACTACACAAGCTAGTGCTGGAAAAGTATTGCAAGTGGTTCAAGTTATTAACTCTACAACATTTAGTTCTTCCAGCACTAGTTATGTTACCCCAACAGATATGAGTGTAACAATTACTCCAACAAGTTCAACAAGTAAAATATTAGTTTTAATGAGAGTAATGTGTTCTGGTTCTCTTGCTGGAACTATTACTTTGCGTGGTCAATTAATTCGTGGCGCAACAGCTTTAGACTCTGGAGATAGTGGAGCTTCACCAAACAGCAGTTTTATTAATACACGCTTTGTTAATTATTTAGACTCTCCAGCAACTACATCTGCAACAACATACTCTTATCAATTTTATGGTGATGGAGCTACTTGGTATGTTAATCAGACTGGAGCTGCTGGAAATCCAGCTTCTAGTCAATTAACTTTAATGGAGATTGCAGGATGATAAGTGCTATTTATAAACTATATCCACAAGTTAAATATACCATTGACAATGTTGCTTACGATGCTAATGACAATGAAGTTGCTTATGACCTTGCTGCGGTGACTGCACAAGCTGAAGCGGATGTACAAGCAGCTAAAAATGCAAAGATTTCTGCATTAGCTAAATTAACTGCACTTGGACTTTCTGAAGATGAAGTAAAAGCATTAATAGGATAGACGAGGACTAAATGTTTGCTGAATCCCCGTATGCAGGTTCGCCTTTTGCCTCACTGGGGGTAGCTGCGGATGTATCCATAACTGTTGTTGGGGTTTCTGCGGTAGGTGTAGTAGGCACAGTTGATATAAGCACAGGCGCTACTATTGACTTAACAGGCGTAAATGCGATTGGTCGAGTTGGTGATGTAGCAGTAACGGCTGATTCTAACGTTGATGTAACGGGTATTAACATCCCATGTCTAGTTGGCACGGTAGATGTAAGAGCTGATGCAGTTGTAGATTTGACTGGGGTGTACGCTGTAGGGCGCATAGGTAACGTAGATGTTCAGGCTGGTGCAGTAGTTACGGTTACTGGAGTAGCTGCTATCGGGATTACAGGCTCGGTAACGGTTACAGGCAATGCAGTTGTAGATTTGACTGGAGTTTATGCAGTAGGCCGATTAGGTAATGTAGATGTTACAGCTAGCGCCACAGTATTTGTTACAGGCGTATATGCGGTAGGGCTAATTGGTAACGTATCTGTATCAGGAAATGCCACGGTAAACGTGACAGGAGTCAAGGCTGTTGTTAAACTTAAAGTCGTAAACGTTTGGGGCAATATTAATACAGATCAGATACCTAATTGGGCACCAATCGCACCTGGCGCTGGTTCTGGATGGACAGAGATTAACCCTAGCCAAACGCCTAACTGGACAGATGTTTTAGTGCCTTCGGGCTTTGATAATTAAGGATATACCATGGCAAGTACATTTTCACCATCATTACGTATCGAGTTAATCGGTGACGGAGACCAATCAGGTATCTGGGGGCAAACCACTAATACAAACCTAGGAACCTTAATAGAACAGGCAATTTCTGGGGTTATTACGATAAATTTGACAGACTCTAATTACACCCTAAGTAATTTTAATGGTGTATCTGATGAGGCTAGAAACCAAGTTATTGTAGTTGTTGGCACAGTTACTGGAATACGTAACGTTAGTCCTCCGATAGTTGAAAAAACTTATGTTGTTCAAAACAACACTACAGGCGGTTTTGCTATACGAGTTATTGGCACTACTGGTCAGGGCGTATTAATACCAAATGGCACCACAGCATACATATACTGTGATGGAACTAACTTTAACAGTATTATTAATGGCGCAACTGGTAACTTTGACGTGGCAGGCAACCTAGCGGTTACGGGTACAACTGCTTTAACTGGTGCTGCTACTTTATCTAGCACTTTAGGTGTTACTGGAGCTACCTCATTAACTACAGG